GGTGTCAAAATAAAGGCAATATCCGTCAGGATTAGAATCAAGAAAGTTTTTGACGACAGCGAGAGAAAAGAAAGTCTTGCCAGTAGAAGACTCACCAGCAATGGCAGTAATCTTATTCCCAGATACACCACCAAATATACTACCTGAAACGAGTCCGTTAAAGATGTACGAACCTGTGTCCACGTAAGTTTCGGTTTCGTCGATGTCCGCTGCCAGTTTGGTAAAGTCATCTCCTATCTCTTTTACAATATCTTTTAAAAAGTCCATTAAATTACAAATCCAAATTTTTCACGAGCAATTTTTTTATAAGCATCACCAGGATTATCCTCACGGATTTCCCTGATAGTTTTTAATTTTTGATAAAGTGCAGCATCTCCACCGAGACGCATAGCACTAATAATAGTATTCAATTCTTTGTCGTTGATAGGTAATTCCATTAAGAGAAAAAAGATTCTAGTGTTACAGTTTTTTCCACATTCCAACCGATAGCATCAAGAATAACCTTCATAGGATCTAAGAATGCTTTGTTGAATTGTAGTTCATAATCAATATATTTGTCCAGCCCCAATTCGACTGGAAATTCCTGGATGTATGAGATGACGTTTTCACGAATTGGATTAGGAAGTTTCAAATAACAAAATTTAATTTTTTCACCATTTTGAACAAGAGCATATTTCTTATCCAACTTCTTTTCCTTAATATAATGATTAAACAACAAAGCACCACGAACATGGATTGGAGTCCCCTTTCCATAAATTGTTGCATATGCTTTATGTTTCATCACATCAGATGCTGTTCTGGGAAAAGAAATTTCTTCTGGAGCAAGATTATTAAATTTTTCTCTAGAATCTTCAATAAAATTAATTACGTCATCTTCACTACCGTTCATCATTAACTTCAAACCATCCTTAATCATTTGACGACAAGGAGCAGGTGTTGAAGATTTTACTGCTTCAATACCCATGATTTTAAGTTTTGGTTCTTCATAACGAACTCCTTCACTATCCCAAACGTTAAGAATGTATCGTTTCTTAGCAGTCCAGATTCCACGGTCAGCAATATTCTCCCGTTTCATCTGCATCTTCTGATCATATGCATTTACGTAGTTGGCCAATTCTTTGTAAGAACTTTCAATATAAGGCTCAAGTTCCATCTGACAGATCTTATCAAGGAGCCCCACAATCTTCTCATTACTCTCCTTTCTGCCTTTGTATACACGGTCAACCAAAGGACCAAGATTAAGATAGATAGAATCAGTATCAGAAGCAACAACATAATCTATATCATCCGTTTTCAACAGTTTATTTAGGTACTGATTCATCCTACTTTCAATCCAACGAATCGACACCTGACCAGACAAAGTAATTGCCTCTGCGTTTGCTAGTTTGTAATACCTGAAGTATTGATTACCAATAGCACCATAAGCAGAATTAAGAGAAATCTTCTTCGCCATTTGAATGTTGTTACATCTAGAGATTTCCTTTTCAAGTGCTTTAGTAGGAGTCTTCTCATACTCCTGCTTTGCTGCAAGCATTCGTTTTTTGAAGATGACACGTTCTGCATACATTTTCTCCATCAATTCTGGAAGAAATCCCTTTACATCTTTCCTATACATTGCACCATTAGCACATACTGCATAGTCTTTATACTTTTCAAAAGTTATTTGTTTTTCAAGGATTCTATTAACAGTTGCTTGTGGATGTTTTTCATCAAGTAACGTCTCTGGGGAGATGTTGTACTGCATGATGAGATGAGGATAAAGAGAGTTAAGGTCAAAAGACACAACCCAATCATACTTTCCTGGAATCGGTTCCTTGACATATGCTCCTGCATACTTTTCATTTTTTTCACTTCTATCTTTTGGTGGAATTACAATATTCCTTTTTTTCAAGTAGTTGTAGATAATAGCATCCCAAGTTCTAACTTGAAAGAAAACATCATTATAGTTAATCTTTGCATCATATGCCATAGTCATACAAAGTTCGATTAACTTCATCTTATCTTCTAGACGGTCAACAAGTTCAACGTCTTTGATATTGTAGTCAACAAACTTTTGCCAATTTCCCGTATAGAAGTCCCTAAAAGTTTCAAACTCAGAGTGGTCAAGTTTCTTCTGACCAAGTTCTACAAATGCAATATGGTCAAGACGATATGATTCTTGTGCCTTATATGTAAACTTCTTATAAAGATCCAAATAATCAATCACAGAAACTCCTGCAATTTCGTAGGATATTTGTTCTCTACCTTGAACAACAAATTCCCTTTTACGGACATTTTTCCAAGGAGACAAACGACGTGCTTCTTTCTCACCAAGAAGTCTCTCAATCCTACCAGCAATATATGGAATATCATACAACTCACAGTTCCATCCTGTAATTGCATCGGGAGTATCATATTCCCAAAATGCAAGAAACTGTTTAATCAAATCTATTTCATCAGAACATCTTACATACTTTACATCTTTACGAGTATTATTATATTCACGTCCATTTGCAAAACAAATAATTTGTTTGGTCTTGTAATTCTGAAGAGTAATTGTAAGGAGTTCTTCAGCACATTCAAAAACATTAGGAAATCCACCTTCAGCAGAAACCTCAATATCAATCGTAACTAATCGAACCTTACTAATATCAAATTTAATTTCTTCTTCGGGATATCTATCTGAAATATACTGTGCTTTATAATTGTCATTCCCATAAACAGAAAATCCCTCTATTCCAGAATATTTCTTAAAGAATTCCCTACAATCAGAAATTCTTCCAGGAAGAATTGGTTCAACAAAACTTCCATCGAGAGTTTTAAAATTTGTTTTTTTCTTTGAAGTTACAAAAAGAGTTGGTTGAAACTCCTCTTCTGTTTGGAAATACCTACCGTCATCATAACCACGGACCAAAATTTTATTGAATTTTTCATAGACGTTGGTATAAAATCTCATTTTGTAAGTTCTTTGTACTTTTCAAGTAGTTCATTATTTGGTTCAGTAAGAGTCAAGATCTTATCTGAGCATATGGCAAATTCAGTGCCTTTACAAAAATCAGATAACCATGGGTTAAGGGTGCCACTAGACTGATTTAAAATAAAAGGATTAGTAAGTTTACAGTTTGGGTCTCCTATTTCTGCTGCAACTTCTTCAATCAGACTTATTAGTATCTGATTGTTCATCAGATACAGAAGCATCACTACTGGTTCGTCCATCTGAAGTTGCTGTTGTTGCTGTTGTTGCTGTTCTTCTTCCATTCATTCTCTCCTCATAAGATTTTTTTACTACATCCACTGGTTCAACTATAGTAACAACCCAATCTTTATCTACTGGGATTGTCGTTTCTGCAGACAGTGGAATCCAATTGGTAAAGGATACAGAAAACTCATCAGATTTTTCAGCATCCACTACAGATTTATTACTAAACAATTTTACTGCTACTGGGTTTTCAAAAATAAGAGCAACAACATTGCCCTCATCATCAACATATTCTTTGATATCTGCAACTATATCTTCACCAGATTTTAAAATAGCAAGTTTAATAGACATACTCTAAAGCACCTTCATACAAATTTTAGCAATAAAAAGGGGAGGTGTCAACTGGTTTTTGCCAGTTACCTCCCCGTCTGCGACGACGATATACTTTATTTAGATAGATTCTTGTGTCTGTGGATTTGCTAAACTAACGATAGACGATACAAGTACAAGTGGAACGAGAATAACTGCCCAAGCATAGACAAATGCAAGAGCAGATGATTTAATATCATTTATCATTGTATTGGAGTCATTTTATAAGCACCGAATGTTGTTGCTGAGAGTACTGCGATAATTACTAGAATTTCCATGGTTTAAGAAACAAATGTAGTAATGGGAACTCCAATAAAAATAGTCATTAGAGTGCCAGCTGCTAAAGCAGTGGTGGTGAAGTTCATTGATGTCTCCTAATTCATTACAAAATTATTTAGAAAAAGTGTATCACTATGATACACTTCTGTATCAACCATGGCAAAAGTTTGTTACCGATCAATAACAGTTCCAATAATCCAAGACTTCATACCAAATGGTGTATCAGCAATCAGAGTTTGAGTTAGTGTTGCTACTTCTTGTGGAACTACCAAACAGAACCCAATACCACAGTTAAATACATTACGCATCTCCTTCTCGGCAATATCTCCTGCCTCCTGAATCTTGTTAAAAAGTTCTGGTCGTTCCCAAGCAGACCAATCGACATCAACTGTGAGACCCATTGGAAGGCATCTAGGAAGGTTCTCAGGCAGTCCTCCACCTGTAATGTGTGCCATGCCTAGGATAGGAACTTCATCCAACAGGTGCTGGATTAGACGAGCATAGATGGTGGTTGGAACCAGCAGTTCAGGCATCTCTTTATAGAAAATATAATTTCTCCACAACATATCATTGATGAGTGTATATCCATTGCTATGAACACCACTACTCTCAATACCGATGACTACATCACCTGCTCGGATGTTACTGCCATCAACAATCTGATTCTTCTCTACAACACCAGTACAGAAACCAGCAAGGTCATAATCATGTGCCCGGAAATGCTCTGCTGTTTCACCACCAATCAGTTCCATTCCTGCCATTGTACACCCGACATTAATCCCATATACAATGTCACTGACATTAGCATCAAGTGTTTTGGTAGAGATATAATCTAGAAAATATAATGGTTTAGCACCAGAACATATAACGTCATTGACGCACATAGCAACGAGATCCTGACCAATAGTGGTGTAATCATTAGCAATC